CCTCCTTTGTTAAGTTGAGGATTATACTATTTTACGCCTTTGAATGCTACTTTTTTAATTTGCATTCTGCTTGTTTGCCCTTGAGGTCCAGTTCCTTTGTTGTCTTTTACTACAAAAGGAGAGAAAACCTGCTCTGCAGTTGATGCAACTTTTGTATTAGGAAATGGGTTTTTTTGAGGGACAATAGTCATTTTTGCATTTTTAAATTTCATTTTCTTGCCTTTCCATAACCACGTTTAGCTAGTCTACCTGCTAGACCGCCTTTACTAAATTTCTTCGTAGCTCCTACTATTCTGTCAGCTTGTGTAGGATTAGGATTATTATCTACTCCTGCTTTAACCGATAGCATTCCAAACTTGGACACCGAACCACCTTTTGCAATGTTTAATATTTGTTCACCCTCTTGGGTTTTTTTATCTACTCCGTGTGGAACTCCAGGTTTTTCTGTACGTTCTGGTGTTCCTTTTCCACCTTTAGTTCCTAATGGTTTCTTTTTCTTTTTTTGTTTCCCTTGTTGTTCTCTTGGAGAAGGTGATTTCTTTTTAATTAAATCACCAACTTGTACTGTTATCTCTAAACCTTTTTTTTGTTTGTTCTTTGGTGGCATAATACTTAATGTATAGTTGGTTTTAAAAGATTTAGCAAGTCTCTTCCATTATGATTCATAATATTATCGTACTCTTGTTCGGTAAGGTTGTTATGGTACAGCATTTTAGCTACACCCATCATTGCACCCGCTAAAAGTATTTGTTCTTCTTGATTTGTAACCGCTGTATCTGAAAAATTCATCAACTCGTTAAAATATTCCTGTAATTTAGTTGTTGCGTTTTGCATTGTTTTGATTTTGTTTATCTAGATTAACATTTGCACGTAATTGTGCAATATCTTCGTTAGAATCTATCTTATCTTGTGCAATTTTTGCACTTTGATCAAGTTTTGCACCTTCTAAATTAAGTTTTTGTTGATCATTTTGTGCTTTTCGTTGAATATCTTGTGCTTTTAACTGTAATTCTTGTTGTTTTAAGCCAACAAGAGGATCTTGACCTTGACCTTCCATGGATTGTTGCTCTTCAATAAACATTTCTTCAATAAATTCTGTTGCTTTTAACGAAATTTGACGTTCCATCTCCTCTTGGAACTGAGCTTGTAGCTCAGGAGGTAATTTACCACCAAATTTAGCTGCTTCCGCTTGCACTTGTTCTTGATTTTCTTCTTCAATCATTTGTCTTGCTAATAAAGATACATGTTCCATGACATGTGCTTGTAATAATACAGTTGCTTGAGGATTATTACGAACCAACATAGAGGACATAAAAGTTCTGTGAGCATCAATATGTGCTTGGTGTTCTTGATTTCTAAAAGGAATTAATTTTTTACCAAGTAATGAATCAGAATTTTCCAATGCAGGATCTTTTGGTTTAGGTGTTGCTGGTGGAGGTAGAATTGCATCAATATCTTTTACTCCAAGTGATTGATACATTCTTTTATATGCCTCATATATGTTATGTGACTTTGGATCAGACTGTGCCATCTGTAATTGTGTTTGTGCCAACGTAACACGTTGAGACATAGAAAAAATATTTGGATCAGATACAGGCATGATATCAACACGTTCATCGAAGTCAGTTGATTTGACACTTGGTACAGCGCCACTTCCTACATCATACGGATATCTTTGTGGTAAAAATTCTTTAAATACTTTTGCTAATAAATTAAATTCTGTTTTTTGTGCATAGTGTAATCTTTTATGTATTGCACTCATGACTCTTGATCCTCTTTCAATCAACGCCATTGTTGTTCCTACAGGTGCATTTGCTGCTACACTATCACCAATTTTTTGATCAGCGATAGAAGCAAAACGTTGTCCAGCCTGTACAACAAATCCTAGTAATTGAAATAAAGTTTGATCGGCCCCTTTGTAAGGTAAAGGCATTAGCCCAGCACGTAAATCGCCACTTGGTGCATCAACATCTCTAAACTCGCCAGGTTGTATAGGGCTGTCATCATCTGCTATTCGCAAACCTCTAGCTTTAAATCCTGCGGGTAAATTTGCTAATGTTCCTGCGTCAAGTAATTGTCTAAGAGCTGCTGTTGCAGTTCTTGATAAACCACCAAGCATATGAATTAATCCATAACCATAAAAACCAAGGCCAGGTAAAAATTTGTAATGTACAAAATATTGTTTTTTCTTTTTTAAAGGATCTTGTTCGTCATAGTTTCTGTATACCGATAAAATATTACCAGAGCCCTCATCAATGGTTACAATATACGGAAGTTTAATTCCATCAGGATCTTCAAACCCTGGCACATCTAAATCAACATGCATTTCTAATAACGTGTATGTATCATTCTTGTAAGGCCCTGTTTCTCTCACACCATCCAAACGATTAACTTCTGTTTGAATGCTACTTGTTTCAGAGTCTTCATATTCTTCTAAATCTACATCACGGTAAAAACCTGTAACTTGTAATTTACGAATATCGTTTTCTGTTCTTTTTAATACATGTGTAATTCGTTCTGCTGTTCCTAAATCTGTTGCGGTGTACGGAACAATTAATTCTTCACTAGGAATAAACTTTGATACAGCTCTTCCCATTGTAGAATCATAATAAACTTTTTTAAAACTTGAACCAGATAGAGGTAAGTAAAATAACATTTGATCTAAGTCAGGATCAAAATCTTCCATGACATGCATTACTTGGTAGTTCATAAACTCTTGTACACGTTGAGCTTGTTGTTCTTTTTGTGGATCAGATTTACCAATCATTTGTACTCTGACGGGACCGTTTGCAGGCAATAATTCTTTGTAAGCTTGAGCTTGAAACTGTGTAACTGTCTCTGATAATAAAGGATGTGTTACACCACTTGCTCCTTGAAAAGGTTGTGATCTATCTTCATACTTAAATCCAAGTAGTTTTAATCCTTTTGCATAAGCATCATACCACTCTTCTCTAGAAGAACTATCTTCTTTGTAATCACCGACAAGATCAGATGACATATCCTGTAGATCTTTTTCATCTATGTACTCAGCTAGATTAGAATCAAATTCTACTTCTTCTTGTTCATCCATTGGATTGACTAACGCCCCTCCATCTTCTGTCATTTCAATGTTTTCAACTGTTAGTTGATCTTCGGGTGTTTCAATAGTAACAGATTCTGTTTCTAGTTCTGTTGGTTCTCCCGTAATTCGTCTATCAACTGCCATTCTTATACCTCAAATATATCAATATGCTCGACAAGTCCACCTTGTGCTTTGTGTGTCTTATAAGGTTCTAACATTTCAGGAGTAATTTTAATAGCAAAAACTGGCTCCATGTCTTTTTTGTTAGGTATGGAAATAGGTTGAATTCTATAATTTGGATTTGATACAAGTAGTTCTCTTGCTTGATCTTCATTGGTTAAGGTTGCTACCATATTACCATTTTGATCGGTGACACGGTATTGCGTTGCTCCTTTTCCACTTTTTAATTGTACAGGCATTGTAATTATTTCTGAATTATTACTCTGTGCTTGTTTCTTCAAAATCTTTTCCAGCGTCGAGGTGTAATGTTTTCCGCCTTCATCGACAGCATTAGGACCTCCGTAAAACTCGTCCATACCAATACCTTTATATTGTGATTCTAAAAACTGACCATTTCTTTTAAAAGCATCAAAGCGTCGTTGTTTATCAGCTGCTCTATCAGCTGCAGGTGTTGAAGCATCTCCTTTGAATCTATATCTTTCAATAACGTATTTAGATGGAGACACCGCGTAATACGCTGAAGCATCAGGATCTTTTAATACAAACTTTCTGTATGCTAGTTCGTATAAATCTTTTTTAATTAACGCATCTGCCCACTCTTCTCTATTTTTAAATGGTAAGTCAGGAAAAAGTCCCGCCATTGTATTAGAGTCAACGGACAATACTTCATCTAACATGTTATTAATATTATCATTTAACAATCCTGCTAAACGATCTATTTCTGGTTGATCTATTTCTCTTGTTGCAATGTAGTTATTGACAATTTCATCTACTTCCGTTTCTAATTTACTAATTCGTTGTGCTACAACGTTTACCTCGTCTTCTGTTTTTGTCAGCGGTCTAAAGACAGATTTATTTTTTTCATAAAAATCTATTGCTGCTTGTGCTGTTCTATTGAGTCCTTCTATGTTTGTGCCAGCACCAACGCCGTCTTCTTGTATCTTACGAAGGGCCGCGGCCAGTTGTTGTTTACGCCCTGCTGCTGCTTGTAGTAAATCGGATTGTATCTCATCGGCAAACGTCACACGAACCACGCCACTCGGATCAACGCCTGATCCTTTGGTTATCTGTTCTTGTAGCTCTCTATTCTTTACAACGAGCTCGTCCATTTGATTAACTAGACCTGGGCTTATCTCATCTAACTGATCAGCATATTTTGCAATGACAGATAATTTGGGAATATCAGATCCAAAATCAATCAATATATCATTAATATCTGCTTGACTCATTCCTCGTTGATTAGCTAGTCGTTCTATTTTACTTCTTGCTTCAGCATATAAACCTTGCAAACTTCGTTCATTTTTTGTTTTTTCTTTTGTAAGTTTACTTACATTTATTTTTGTTTGTGGTCCTTCTACCTTTGGTGGTACAAATCCATAGCGGTCCGAGAGCCGCGTCCAACCGACAATGTATGTATTTTCTTCATTGGGTATACCAAATTCATGACGATTTAAATTTTCTCCACCAAACATGGTTACGGGATAATCACCTGAGTCACCTGGTAATTTATTTTTATCTAAGTATAAAACTCTCTCACGTTGTGTTTCTGGTATAGAACCAGGTTCAAAGTATCCTTCATAACGTGTTCTTTTCACGCCATTTGGATTAATGATCTCGGACCCCGAACCTGTTGCGTGTACTTTCATACCGCTAATTGGTGCTGTTCGTACTTGCGAGATAATTTCTGTTTTAGATATAGGAGAAGCATCATCATATAATTTAAGAAGAGACGCGATACGGTAATCGTCGACCTCGGATTTTTTAATTCTGTTTTTGTTTAAGAAATCAAGGACCGCTTGTTTGTTTGCAAACTGTTCAGGTGCATTTGTCATTGCACGTTCTATGTCTGAATAGAATACAGACGTCATTGGTTGGTTTGTTAATGGTGTAACTTCAATAGGGTTGTCTGTACCAATCTCTACTCTTTCATCAGGAGTTGGATCAAAAATATCTTCTTGAGATCTTATTTCTTTTTCTCTCTCCAAACTTTCTTTTTGTTTTTTTGTTTGATTTGCTAATTTTTCTTTTGGTGTTGGTATTGGTGCAACCTCGTTAACAGGTGCTTTACCAAATAACTTAAAGAAAGGTAACATAAGATTTGCAACCTCATAGGATCCTTCAGGAAGGTCATCTTGAAATATATCTAGGTCTTCAGGTAAGCCTGGACCTGCTGGTCTTTGCTCCACTATACCGCCTTTGCTAAAGGGTGCTGGCCCAAATGTTTGTTTATATTTTTCTTTAGCTTCACCAATTTTCTCTGCCATTCTGTATCCTTCAAGATGCTCTGCTTCTGTTATAATCTTTTCATTTAATGCTTCATCCATTATTTGTCTAATTTTATTATTTATAGGCATAGCCTGACCAATTTTAAATCCAGGAGCTATCTGTCCTTCAATGCCTAAAGCTATCATGTCTTTATTTATTTCTAAAAGTTCTTGATAGTCCTCCTCTAGTCCCTCATCTAAATATTTTTTATAAAATACTCGAGCACGTTGTTCCAACGCTGGTTGAATAACGGAATTGTATTCAGATACATCAATATATAATTCAGATGGATCTGCCCCTTTCATATATTTATCAGAAGCAAATCCTTCTTTTACACCTTTTGCTTCAAACCGATGTGCTATCTGTAAACCTGCTTTTACACTTTTTTCAGGTTTATCTGTTACTTTACTAAATATTTTTTTTAAAAGAGGTCTTAAATCTTTTACGGCGTCTAATCTTATTTTATCAATTTCTTTAAATCTTCTAAAATCATTATAATATTTACCACCCTCCTCTATATCCGAAAGCTTAACTGTTTCAAAAAAATCTTCTGCTGATTGTTTTGATGTTCTTCTAAGATTATCAAAAAATCTTGTTTCTGGATCAACTCTTAATAAAGTTATTGGATCTTGTCCTGATTTAAAGGTGCTTGAAAATAAGTCTCCAAAAATATTTTGTTGATTTTTAACACCCTCTGAAATTTCAAAAGTTCCTCCCTTTTTACTTTTTTGTCCTGGTAACAAAAGACTATCAGCTATTTCAGGGTGTATTTCTTTCAATCTATTTATTAAAACTTGTCTACTTGTTTTTGCAGAATAACTATCTTTAAACAAATTAGGGTATTCTTTTTTTAACTCTTGTACAAAAGTTTCCAAAGTAAACTTAGCAGGTGTTTCTCTATTTTTATTTATTTTGTTTATAACATCAAGAGCAGCGTCTGCTTTTTTTGTTGCCTCTTCATCAAAAAATTCGAATCTTGCTTTGTTCTGAGAACTTGCATAACTTTTTCTTTTTTTTCTATAGTCTTCAATTTTTTTAAGTTGCTGTGGATTAATATTCCCGTCACCAATTACCCTTTTAATTGTTTCGGACATGCTAGTTGTTGGTGAAAGCTCAGCTAACCCCGCTGCTATTCTTTCTTCATTTATAATTTTAATTATTGGATCTGGTCCATCAAGAGGAAGAGTATCAACATCTAGTGTATTAATTCGTTCAATTGCATTTTTTTTAACTTGTTTTTTTGTAGCAAGTTTTCCAACAGAAGCTGTTGTTTGAGCTATGTCTAATGATTCTTTTGTTATTAATCCTTTTTCTAATGCATATCTTTCAACCTCTGCTATTTCTGATGTTGAAAGTGATTTAGTAAGTTCTTTTCTTTTTGCTGGATTCAACATAGATTGTGCAAATCTTTGAGCCACCAATTGTTTTTCCGCATCACTTAAATTTGTAAACTCAGGTATTTTAGTTTTTAAATCTACAACGACAGGATCTTTAGCAACTGTTTGTTTTTCTTGTTTTGGTGCAGAGATAGGTTCATCAGGAGTTAAGAAAGGATCTTTTGGCTCTTCACCTT